AAAAAGGGCTGGAAGGTAAAGTACAATTGGGATCAGAAGATTGAGAAGTATGAGACCTCGAGCCGTTCCAGTGTAGAGATTATCAAGCGGATTATAAAAGACAAGCTAGACGAAGTTAAGAATACGCCCGTGAAGGAATTGCCCAAAGGCTTCGAAGATGGGCTGTTTAAGTTGCAATTGATGGCAGAAAAGATGGATGTGAATTTTGATCGCCTTGCCTTTACCCTCGAAATTATGAAGGATTACAACGAGTTTCTTACGTACCATCATCCTGAACTTGCTGGGCATTTCCACGAATTGTTACCTGAATTTTTAAATGCCCAAAGCAAGAAGTATGGCTAAGCGACTGATATCCAAAAAAGACTATCTCAAGCGTTCAGAGGAACTACTTCAACTCATCCAACAGGATGTGAAGCCGTTTATGGATGTGAGTGTTGCTGGTAGAGCTGAGCGTAGGCACCGAGCAGAAACCGATCTAGAATATCTCTGCCAAACGTATTTACCGCATCATTTTAGTGGAGTATTTGAAAGCGGACACAAAAAAATTATTCAAGCAACCACGGTTTGGAATAAAGTAATCCAAGCTCGTGGATTTCGCGGTTTGGGTAAAACTACCATCATTGGCGTGGGATATGCTTTGCAAGCCATTCTGTTCAAGCGCACCCGATACCTTCCATTCATATCCGATACGGACGATCAAGCAGAAATGCAGATCCTTACCATTAAGATGGAACTGGAAAAGAATCCACGAATTATTGCCGATTTTGGTGAACAGCGTGGTTTGGAATGGAGCGAAAACGCCTTTGTTACTAAAGACGGTGTGAAGGTTGAAGCAAGTTCCTGGCGTAGTTTTAAACGTGGCAGAAAGTACATGCAATATCGTGCCAAGATTATTGTGTGCGATGATCTGGAGAGTTTGGAATCTGCTAAAACCAAAAAGAATGTAGATAAGCGTGAAGATGCTCTCCTTGGTGATATCCTGAATGCCCTCGATTTGAAAGCCGAATGGCAGCTGTTTGTGGTTACCAACAAATTAAGCCGTGATGATGTTGATGATCGATTGTCAAAGAATAAATCAGTGCATACGGTTTCTGTTGTTGCCGAGCAAGAAAATGAGCGTGCTACTCACCCAAAGAGTTTTCCAAAGAAGGTCTTAAATCATATTAAAGACACTATTGGATCGGTTAAGTACGCCCGTGAATATCTGCTGAAAATTATAAGCAGTGAGCAAGATGATTTTCAAGAAGAATGGTTTGTGATGCTGGATAAGCCCGCACTAAACTACAAATACATAGTGCAAGCGAATGATCCATCAGTAGGCTCTACCGAAGGTCATGATACCAAGGCTTGGTTAATTATGGGATTGACTGAAGACGGCAAGCATGTGGATGTAATGCACGCTTGGATTCGGCATACCACCATCAACAGCATGTGTAAAACGGCGTTTGATTTGCATAAGGTTTGGAATCCACACAAGGTTGCCTTCGAAAGTAACGGCTTCCAGGTGCTCTTGAAAGACAAGCTCGAAACGATTGCCCAGGAGAATGGCCACGGTTTTGGATTAATGAGTTCGTTGCAACTCATTCAAAATAACACCGTAAAGAATACGCGGATAATGAGATTGCAGAGTGGTATTGAAAATGGATTCTATCGTTTTGTGAAAGGCTCGGATATGAGGCGCTTAATCAATCAATTCTTAGATTTTGACAGTTCCACCACATCCAACACCGATGATGGACCTGATGCGATGGAGATGGGCAACCGTGCCCTACGAAAATTAAACGGCGAAATTGAAACTGTAAATGCAGAGGTATATTACTGATGAGCACCGACCCCGAAGACCGACAAAAATATGCCTACGCCGAAGTAATCACCGGCGATGAAAGTGAAAGCTGGATGTTGCCATTGCTAGAAAAGAGTGGGATTGCGAAAAGCTCGAAGACATCCATCAAAAAGAATTCCTATGCCATTATAGATGAGCCTGTCGGCACTCGGGATTGGATTGAGCCGAAACTCGCGTTCAACGATCTGCTCAGTTGGTTGGAAATGAGTATTTGGCACAAGCGATGCGTATTTGCAAAAGCCGCCGTTACGGTTGGCCTTGGTTGGCGCTTGGTTACTAAAGAGGAAGACAAGGCGCCCGACGAAGCTCATGCGAAATTGATGGAGTTCTTGAGTCAGCCGAACGAAAACAAGCTAGATAGTTTTTCCTTAATCGCCTTCAAAAGCTTGGTAGATTATGAAGCGACAGGGAACTTCGTGAATGAATTAAGTAGCGCAATGGGTGGCGAGCTTGGCAGATTGTATCACCAACGAATGGCGAATTTTCGTGTGGCTAAGAAACGGAATGACGGCTATTACCAAGTTCCCATTAAGGGGTATACATTGCGACAGGTGCATTTTACGCGCTGGGGAGTGGTTGAGCCTGGCAAGAATCAGATCCTCCATTATTACCAGTACGATCCAAGCAGTGATTATTACGGTAGCCCAATTTGGGTGCCCGCACTGGCTGATATGGTTCTAGATCGTTCGGCGGTGGAATTCAACATCAATCTATTTCGGAATCAATTAGTGGCGAAGTTCGCCGTGATTGTGGAGGGTGGGAAATTAAGTGCTGGCGCAAAGCAAAGCCTTCGGGAGTTCCTAGCCTCGCAAGCTACCGGCACCAAAAATGCAGGGCGAACACTGATATTTGATACGGATGATCCTAATGTGAAGGTGAAGATTGAGAAGCTGGAAATGGATTTCGGCGACAAAAACGGCTTCATGGGCAAGACTCGGGAAACATCACGAGATATGATTGTGAGTGCGCATGGCGTACCACCTCGCATTGTCGGCATTGTTACTGCAGGTCAGCTAGGCGGTGGCGGTGAGGCTGATTCTCAGTTGAGGATCTTCGAAGAAATTGATCGCGCTCCCGAACGTAATCGTATTGAAGAGTTCTACAATCGCACGATTATTCAAGATGCACGATTCGGTGAACACAAATGGAACCTGGAGTTCAATGCTATTGATACGACGAACCGCAAGATGGATGCCGAGATTGAGAACATCTTGAAGCAAGCTGGCATTAAGCTCCCTGAAGAGAGTCGGCAAGATCTTGGGCTGCCATCATTGGATGAGGAAGGTATGCAACGCCTGGGCGCAAGCTCGGGATTGGAGCAAAACGTGAATGAGCTGGTGAGCCTCAGAAAACGTTTAGAAGGTCTAGATGAATAAAATAGGCACTCGAATACGTTGGACTTGTTAGAAATCGAAATGAACGGGAAATGAACGAAGTGCCACGGCCTAGTCGTCGTGGAATTATGAATTATGAATTTTAAATTTTGAATTTCCCAAAAAACAAATACTATCTCGTCACCAAAGGGCTTATTGAAGCGCGGAAGATATATGCGATAATCCGAAAGGATGAATATGATAAGATTGCGGCGGAGCTACAGGATCTCTTGGTTCGCAGTTGGAATGAGGCGACAACCGAAGCGATTCGCGATGTAATTCGGGCAACCAACAATAGATTGGCGTTCACCAACGAGATGCTGGACGAGATGATTGCCGCACTTAAGCCCAAGCTCGGCGCTGCCTTTGCTGGGAATGTGGCAAATACCATGCTCGAGATTCAAGCGAGTACGTACTCCCTAGGAATGAAAGACATTCTAGGAATCTCGCCGTCGTTGAACTTGGTAGACAATAAGGCACTGGAAGCTCTTGCACGTTACGCCAACTATCCCGTAATGCATCACTTCGATGCTCAGCTCGAAGGCAAGATTCGCGAATTTGGCTCCAAAATTATAAGCGAAGGCTTAAACCGTGAGGAAGCCGGAAAGCTCTTTGAGGATGAATTTGCAAAAAAATACGACCTTCAATCCTTCCGATACTGGCAAGGCTATGCGAATCATGTTGTCACTGATACCAGGGAATCGGGTAGAATTAGTGCCTACGAGCAAGCCGAAGTGGAGTATGCAGAAGTGCGAGCCATTCTAGATCACCGAACTACGGAGATCTGCCGACACATGCACGGACGCAGAATTTTGGTGTCTGAACTTAGAAGAGTTGAAGATATCAAGTTGGCCAATCCAGATCCCTCAAAAATAAAAGACATTATGCCATGGGCGAGCGCCAAATCGGTAAGTGAGAGCAAAACTACCAAACTCCCTGATGGAGCCCTAAAACCACCGTACCATTTCAACTGCAGAACACGAACGGTAATGGCGCGAGAAGTAAGCGAACGCAATCAAGTTTC